CAAAGTAAGATGAAATAAATAAAAGTAGGCAAAAGTAGTTGTTGTACAAACGGGAAGGATAGGAGGGAACATGGAATTACAAAAAATCACACTTAAGGATAACCGGATATATCTTGATGGAGTGGAAATTAAGAATGTTAAGGAATTTACATTAAAAAGCTCCGCAATGGCTGAAACGGAGTTGGAAGTGACCTTATATGTTTCTTTAGAGAATGTAGTAGAAGTAGATAATATCAGAGTCACAAATATGTCAGAAGAAAAAACAGTGTACTTTCAGGATGAAATAGTAGCAATGAAAAAGGCATTAAGTATAGCGATTGAGAAGGGAAATGTTGAGGAAATAGCATCACTATCAACGGCCATTGCCAACTTGACAAAGGCCGGTGCTGATATAGAGCTACAGATTAGCTATTAGGCTTTAGTACACTCACACTTGATTTTTTTGGCTTGTTTTTGTTTATGGAGTAAATCTGTCCATATATTTCGTCATAGCGATTTATAAGTTGTTCAAGAGTATATTCAGCCATATTCTTGTCTGATTTAGATAAAAACAGCATGGTTAAGTCGTGTATAGCTTGTTTATCCACTAACTAATCCCTCCTTTCGTTTACTAGGCTACTGCAATAGCCAGTAATGATAGTTTAGGAGAGATTAGAGGGAAAGTAAATATAAAAATAGGAGGGAAAAATGTCAGAAAAAGAAAATCGTATATCGGTAGAACATGCAGCGCAATTACTTGGGGCATCTCCTCAATTTGTGAGAATAGGACTACAGCAAGGAATACTCAAGTTTGGTATGGCTGTAAAAATGTCCAGGCAATGGACATATGTCATAACTAAGCAGAAGTTTGAGGAAACTACAGGAATAAAGGTTTGAGTGGTGGCCTGATGCGAACAACAAATTATAGAGGGTGGACAAGAGAGGAAGTTGATCTGGTAAAAAAGCCTTATGGAAAAGCATGAAAAAGTGGCCAATATTGCAAGACACTTGAACAGGCCATATCAAAGCGTTTCTTTAAAAGTAAAAGAGATAAACTCCGGAGAAGTTAAGATAAAAAGGTATTGGAAGCTTGAGGAACTAAAGATGCTAAAAACATTATTACTAAAAAGAATAAGTGTTACTCAGATAGCAAATATTATGGGAAGAAATGAATTTTCAATCAGAAACAAGTTGACCAAGATGGGTACTGACATCTGGAATGAATCTGCATATCATTCATACATATGTTAAAAGGAGGAAATAATATGTTAACAGTAGAGCAAACTGAAGTTATAAGAAGGATTTTTGAGAAAAGCTTGGAAGTCAATCAAAGAGGCAGAGCAGAAGTGTTCTTTGACTTCCATCCACATGCTAGTCAGGTTGATGTAACAATTCATGTGCCTAATTGGGAGAAGAGCCCTAAGGGAAAGAGAATGTATTTCTACTACGACAAATTGGACCCATTATACGAAAGTCCGAAAGATGAGGTATATGGGCCTGAAACAATAGAAGCAGAATTAAACGAATATTTGTAAAAGGATTTTTAAGTAGAGGATTCTAGAAGGATAAAGACGAGACAGAAAATTGTAAACAGAAGTGGCTCCGGTAGTCGGCGGTGCAATTGGACCGAGCGAAAGCTAGGACAGTCCGGCGGTATCATTGGCAAGGTGAGTTGTGGAAGTTTGCAATAGTAAAAAACATATACTTTTGACAAGTCGCTGACAATTGACAGCAATTGACAGCAATTGCGTCCGTAATCCAATCCAATCCGAATCCAAATACAATCCGAAGTACAATCCGTATATATGCTCGGAGCTAAAGCAGTCCGAGCCGGCAAATCAGGTGTAAATGCGCACCGATGACCTTTTAAAACTAAATAACACAGAAGTAGGAGGCAGGTAGTGGCATATTTTTACAGTTGTCCAAAGTGCGGTTGTAATTTGGACCCTGGTGAGAAGTGTGATTGTGAGAGAGAAACGCACTATTATGAGCAAAAGAAAAAGAAACTTGAAAAGTTACTAAGCGAGCATACAAATACTGACAAGAAAACAGGTCAAATGGTGTTTGTTTGGTAGCTGTATACAAGAATAGAGTATAGTTAAACGATTTTGGAGGATAGAAAAATGGAACAGAAAATTAAAGTGGCAAATGTATTCAAGGGAAAGAGAGCAAAGAGTAAATACACACTGGTAGAAGCAAGAGAACTGGAGGCGCTTATGGATTCAAGGGCTGAAGTAGAAGCATTTATCGCGGCATTCAAAAAGATACTTGGATATACAGCACTGGTTGCAGCAGGAATCGTATTAGGAGTGATATTACTATGAGCCTGGAAGCAATACCGAAAAATATGCATAAGCATGTGGATAAACTTAGAGGTCAAGGAATACATATCACAGATGAAGAGGCCGAAGAGGTATATATATATTGCCTGAGAAAGATGGAAGTGGCAAAGGTGGAAATACCGGAAGAATATATTAACTTGCTATATCCGGATGAACTCAAGCATTACATACTCAGGCATGGAATTAATGCTTGTACGATTTTAAGAAAAATGGAGGATGCAATATGTGTATAGAGTGCGGATTAAATCCTTGCGATGCAAGGTGCCCCAACGCAGATGAAGAAATAGCAGTTTTCCGATGTGTGTTATGTGGAGATCTCATATATGCCGGAGATAGGTATTGGGATTCAAGTGATGGATGCATCTGCAAGGATTGTTTGGACGAAATGAGTAGAGAAGATATTTTGGAGTTATGTGGTGAGCCACTAAAAAAAGCAATTATGGAGGATTATTAAAATGTCAGAGAAATTACCGGTAGAGCAAAAGAATGAGAATGTAAGTGTTATAGCTCAGGTTAAAGGGATTATCTCACAGGAAACAGTAAAAAAGAAATTCGAGGAAGTGTTAGGGAAGAAGGCACCGCAGTTTTTGGCATCAATTACTAATGTCATAGCCGGATCTGCTCAGTTAAAGAAATGTCCTGCCAATACAATTATGGGAGCTGCATTCGTTGCTGCAACATATGACTTACCTATCGACAGTAACCTTGGATTTGCTGCTATAGTGCCTTACAACAATAACAAATATAATCTGCAGACAAAACAGTGGGAAAAACATCCTGAAGCACAATTTCAGATGATGTATAAGGGATTTATACAGCTTGCAATTCGCTCCGGATACTATGAAAAGATGAATTGCTCAGTTGTATATAAAGATGAGCTGATATCTTGTAACCCGATTACGGGAGAGGTAGAGTTCGTTACAGATTTTTCAAAGTGTACTCAAAGAATGAATGGAAAGTCTGAAGATATAGCCGGATATTATGCCTGGTTTAAACTTCTTACAGGATTTAGAAAAGAGTTGTTCATGACTAGGGCCGAAGTTGAAAATCATGCTCGTAAGTACTCTACAGCGTATAGAAACGACTTGAATAACGATAAGAAGGGAAGTAAGTGGACTACTAACTTTGATGCTATGGCGCTTAAGACTGTTATAAAGTTATTGCTTAGTAAATGGGGCATTTTATCAGTGGATATGCAAAGGGCTATCACGGACGACCAAAAGACTTTTGATGAAAGCGGAAATGAGGACTATGGCGACAATAAGCCGGATGTTATAGATGTTGAGGATCCATTTGATAAAGATAGTGATGTTGAAGTGATTGAAGATGCAGATATTGAAGAGTAGGAGTAATTCAAATGGTATTAACAGCGGATAATTACTACAGTGCTGAGGCTAACAGGCAATATATGTCTGTTAGCCAGTTCAAAGACTTTAACGGCACATATGGAAAGATGGCTTGCGAATTCGAGGCTATGGAAAAACTTGCCGGAAGATGGAAGCCGGAACCGTCAACAGCACTTTTAGTGGGGAGTTATGTTGATGCATACGTTGAAGGGACACTTGATGATTTCAAGATAAGAAATGCAGAAATATTTACTCAAAAAGGAGAATTGAAAGCGCCTTATAAAAAAGCTGAGGAAATCATTGTAAGGATTGAAAGGGATAAATACTTTATGAAGTATCTTTCAGGTGAGAAGCAAACCATTATGACTGCAGAGCTATTTGGTTGCGACTGGAAGATAAAGATGGACTCATACCTTCCAGGCAAGGCCATAGTAGATTTAAAAGTTATGGCATCAATTACCGACTTAAAGTGGGTAAAAGATATAGGATACCTAGATTTTGTTAGATACTGGGGGTACGACTTGCAGGGGGCCATTTATCAGAAAATAGTGGAGATAAATACCGGGAAAAAGCTACCGTTCTTTATAGCAGCAGTCACAAAAGAGGCGGAGCCGGATATAAGAATAATACAGGTTACACAAAATTATCTTGATGAAGCACTTGGAGTTGTAGAGGCGAACATCAGAAGGGTGTTAAGTGTTAAGACTGGTGAAGCAGAACCGGACAGATGCGACATATGTGATTGCTGTAAGCATAATAGAGTGTTAAAAGCTCCGATATCTATTATCGATCTTACATATGGAATTTAAAAGGAGGGTGACATGCCTAACAGGATACTTAAGGAGAGTATATGCAGAAGTGAAGAGATAGATTCCTTGTCCTGGTTTGAAGAAGTACTGTTTTACCGATTAATTGTTACTTGTGATGACTATGGCAGATATGACGGAAGGGCAAAGGTAATTAAGGGGACTTGCTTCCCACTTAAAGATATTACAGAAAAGGACATTGATAAGGCATTAAGCAAGCTATCTGCAGTAGGGCTTGTAAAGATATATGAAATCCAAGAAAAGCCGTACTTACAATTGATTACGTGGGGAGAACATCAAAGAATCCGTAATCAAAAAAGTAAGTATCCGGAATATGATCCTGAGTGTGATATTTCGCTGACAATTGACAGCAAAAGACAGCAAGAGCAGGCAAATGACAGCAATTATGAGCAAAATCAATCAGCACAAGCGGAGCCACCTGTAATAACATTGCTACTAAATACCGGAGAAGAGTATGGGATAAGCGAATCAAATGTGTATGAATGGTCAGAGCTCTATCCTGCAGTAGATGTAATGCAATGCCTAAGGAATATGAAAGGGTGGCTAATGGCCAACAAGAGCAAAAGAAAGACTATAAGAGGTATCAATAAATTTATAATTAAGTGGCTACAAAATGAGCAGGACAAGGGCGGAACACGAGGATATAAGCCAGTAATCAATCAGGCTACAACATCTAAAGTAGAGCAGTTTGCAGCAGGAGCAATGGAGTGGGCAAGTAATGGATAAACAAAAATTTGCAACCTTAGCAATTGGAATCAAGTCAGCATATCCGAATTCAAAAATACTGGAAGATAATGCATCAATGGATTTTTGGTACATGATGCTTAAAGATATACCGTATGAGATTGCTGAGAATGCTGTAATGGAATACATATGCACTAATATATTTCCGCCTAATATAGCAGAGATAAGAAAGTTGTGTATGGATAGATGCAAAAAGCCGGTACTTAGTTTTGATGATGCATGGGGGAATGTCCAAAAAGCCATTAGAGAGTACGGGTTTTATAGAGCAGAGAAAGCGTTTGCGTCTATGGATGATTTAACGCTTTCTGTAGTTAAAAATCTGGGCTGGAGTAATTTGTGCCTGAATGAAAATGTTGATGCAAATAGGGCGAAC